AGACGGTGTAAACGAGTTAGCAGGACAAAAAATTCGCTACATGATGGAACATGTTAATGCTGGCGATAGTACAGAGGTTATCTCTTCTGGTAATAATAAGCTGTTTACAGGCGGTATAGGTGCGGTATTAACAGACATTACTCCAGCAGGTTACACAATCACAGATGACGATTGGAACGGTGCTAGTCTTAACGACACGTCTTTATTAGTCCAAAAAAACTATGAGCCTATTGTTTACACTTTAGCTGGTACACCTGTATCTAAAACAATAACAACAGCTACAGGGGTAACACAAAACTTTGGTACTGCTTACCCACACGGTGTTATAGCTGCTTGGGGTCGTTATTGGGCACATGACAAGAATTATATCTACTGGAGTACTGACATAGCAGACAGTGCGTTTCCAGCGTTCAACGGCGGTTCTAGTGGCTTTTTAAACATTGCCGCTGTCCTTCCAGATAACGAGGACGACATTGAGGCCATTGCAGCACATAATAACTTCCTTATTATCTTCTGTCGCCACAACATTGTTATTTATAAAAGCGCAGATAACCCTCTTAGTTCCAACTTTGGTCTTCAAGACGTTATTGTTGGTGTAGGCTGTGTGGCTAAACGTAGTGTACAGAGTACAGGAAGTGATTTAATATTTCTGTCTGACTCTGGTATTCGCAGCTTAGGCCGTGTTATTCAAGAAAAGTCTTTGCCTATGCGAGACTTGACAAAGAACGTAAGAGATGACTTCATAAAGGATGTTGTTGCTGAAAATGCTAATTATGGGAGCTTAGATCAAGTAGGTAGTGTTTACTCAGAAGTTAACGCTTTTTACCTAATCTCTTTTCCATCAACAGAAACTGTCTATTGTTTAGACATGCGTAGTCCTTTAGAGGATGGTTCTGCCCGTATAACTGTGTGGTATGAGTACCCCTCTGCTGCCTTTCTTCGGCGGCGTAATAGAGACTTGTTAATTGGCAAAGTTAACGGTATAGGTAAATATGATGGTTACTCAGATAACCAACAAAGCTACCGCTTACGTTATTTCTCTCATTATGTAGACTTTAACATACCAACAACAACCAAGATCTTAAAACAGATTGGTATTACTGTCCTAGGCGGTTCAAACCAACAGTTTACAATTAAGGTTGGTGTTGATTATTCCTCTGCTTATAGGTCATACCCTTTTGTTATTGAATCGGGTTCTATCTTTGAGTACGGTGTTGGTGAATATAACATAGCTGAGTTTAATGCTGGTGTTGTGTTGGATAAAATTAAAAGTAGCGTTGGCGGTGCAGGCACTTCTATCCAAATTGGCTTTGAAGCTGATGTAAACGGATCAGAGTTGTCGGTACAAAAGATTGACGCTTTTGTTAAAACTGGAAGGATTAGCTAATGGCTCAATATGTAAAAGCTACAAACTTTGCGAGTAAAGACGCATTACTCACTGGCGACCCAAATAAGATTCTTAAGGGCGCTGAAATTGATGATGAGTTTAATAACATTCAGACGGGTATTAACAGCAAGGCTGACACGCTTAGTCCTGCGTTAACTGGTGCTCCTTTAGCCCCTACGGCTACTGCTGGTACTAACACAACCCAGATTGCTACTACGTCTTTTGTTGGTACAGCTGTAACCAATGAGAGGACAACGGCTGCTACCGTTACTAACAAAACAATCAATTTAGCTTCTAATACGCTTGTAACAACTTCAGCTCAACTAAGAACAGCAGTTACTGACGAGACGGGTACAGGTGCTCTTGTTTTTGCTTCGTCTCCTTCTTTAGCAGGAACCCCTTTAGCTCCTACGGCCTCAGCAGGTACTAATACAACTCAGCTGGCTACTACAGCTTTTGTAGGAACTGCTATCACTAATGATAAAGTTAGTCCTGCTTTTTCAGGGACTCCTACTGCTCCTACTGCTGCTCTTAATACGAATACTACTCAAATAGCTACTACAGCCTTTGTTAACGCTGAAATTGCTAATGATATAACAGCTCCTTTATTGCTTAAAGCTCCTTTGGCTAGTCCTGCTTTTACGGGTACGCCTACAGCGCCTACCGCAGGTGTTAATACAAACACTACCCAAGTTGCAACAACAGCTTTTGTTAATGCTGAAATTGCTAATGACGCTCCTACTAAAACTGGAGGAGGTGCTTCAGGCACATGGAACATTAGTATATCGGGTAATGCTAGTACAGCCACCAGTGCTACAAGCGCTACAAGTGCCACAAGCGCTACTAACGCTACTAACGCTACCAACGTTACTGGTACGTCTACATCAAATATACCTACAACAGCTCTTGCCTCTGGTACTGCAAACTCTACTACATACTTACGTGGTGATAGAACTTGGGCTGTTATACCAGCAGGAGAAGCAGGAGTCAGTAGTGTTAACGGTGAAACAGGGGCTGTAACAACTGACGCCTACTTAGGAATTGGAACAGTAACAACAGCGTACTATGCTCAATCACTAAGTGGTGTTAGTGCTTCTTCTTGTCAATTTATTACTGGCGGGACTGTTGTTGCAGGAAGTACTCTGCGTGTCAGCAACCGTGGTGCCTCAGCTACTCCTGTAACTGCCACAACTATACAAGGACCGCTTGATCCTGTCTACTCAACTACCTCTTCTTTTTTTACCTCGACCACAACTACATTACCCGGTACTTGGAAAATACTTTCACCGGGCGCGTGGGGATGCAATGTTTCTTCTGGTGAAACAGATCAATGGCAGTGGCTTGCTCTTCTTGTTGTGCGTGTAAGTTAAAATTATGGAAATAGAAGTTAAACACCATTTCTCTGATGGGCTGTATGCTAAGGAAACATTTATACCTTATGATACTTTCCTTATGCAACACAAACACACTTATGCTCACATGTCAATACTGGCAAAGGGAAGAGTGTTGGTAAAGGTAGATGACGAGATTAAAGAGTACAAAGCTCCTGCCTGTATTAACATTGAAGCTAATAAGCACCATAGTGTTAAAGCATTAGAAGATTGTGTCTGGTATTGCGTACATGCGACAGACGAAAAGAATATTGACAAGATTGACCATGTGTTAATCGCTAAAGGAGAATAATATGGCTTGGATAGCACCAGTAGCAAGTAGCGTAATAGGTGGAATGTTTTCAAGCAGCGCCTCAAGTAAAGCCGCAAATGCTCAAGCAGCCGCAGACGCTGCCCGTTTAGCAGAAGAAAAGCGGGTACGAGAGCAGCTTAGAAAAGATACCGAAGCTCAACGGGCAGTAGCAGATAAAGCATTTTCTGACTATGAAGCGGGACTAATTTCTTATGCGGAGGCGCAGCAACAGGCCGCTAATGCAATAGGGGCGGTTCAAAGCTCCATTAGTCAAAGCCAGCTGTCGGACACCGCTAAGTCGTTGGAGATGGCTAAATTCCAGCCATACTCAATACGCACTGGCACAGGGTCTTCTTTTGTTGATAAAAACACAGGTCAAGCTGGTTTTAATTTGTCTCCTGAGGCCGCAGGGTATCAACAAGACTTATTTAGTAAAGCTGGACAACAAGCTGGTAATATTTCTCTTGAAACAAGACCAGAGCAGCAAGCGTTCCAAAATACCATGTTTGGTGGCGCTAATCAGTTAGCTGGTAGCTTACCTTTTCAAGGAACTCCTGAGCAACAAGCATATCAACAACAGTTAGCAGGAGCAGCTGGTCGTTTATCTGGTAACTTATCTTTTGAAGGTACACCAGAACAACGACAGTTTCAAGAGGCTATGTTTCAAAGAGCCGCTGAACAAGCTGCTAATTTAAACCTAGACCCTGCTGCACAGGCTCAACAGTATTACCAACAGCAACAAGATATTTTAGCTGGCTCTCGGGGTGCTGAAGATATTGCTGCTCGTAACTCAGCGTTACAACGTGGTCGTATTGGTTTAGGTCTTAGCACTGAAGCTGTTGGTGCGGGTGCTGGTGGAATGGTTAACCCTGATGACTATGCTCGTCAACTAGCACGAGAACAAGTTAATAGGTCAATTGCTGCTGACGCTTCCCAACGAGCTACTTCTGATATTTCTCAGAATCTTGCTACTACTCTAGGGTTATTTGGCTCAGGAACTTCTGCTCAAAATCAAATTCAACAAGCACTGGCTAATCAGCTTTCAACATCAGGTGCTGCTTTTAATCAAAGCTCAGGTGCTCAGAATCAAATTTCAAATGCGTTGAGCAATCAGTTAGGGATTTCTCAATCCATGGCTAATGCTGGTGTTAAATCTGAAGCAGATAAACAAGCACTTCTTGGAGGCCAACTAGCTAATGCTACTGGATTCTTTAGTGCAGCCCAAGCTCCTGATGTATATGGTATGGACGCCCTTACTACAGGGGCTAATTTAGGTAACATAGCTGCAAGTCAAGGAATAAACCAAGCAAACCTGTACAACACCGGCATGGGTAACGTATACGCTAATATGCTTAACGCTGCTAACACGGTTCAGACAGGCAATCAGTATGTTCCACAGGCTAACCTCACAGGCGCTCAGGAAGGTTATAACCGTCAGCAGACCTACTTAGGTCAACTACAGGGTTCTAATCTGCCTTACACAGCAATGCAAACACCACAGGCTACAGTGCCGGGCAGTGCTTATGCAATGGCTGGACTAGGAAGTGGCTTAATGAATGCTGGTATGCGAGGTCTTAATAATTATATTAACCCGCAGCCTATTCAAAACACTGCTGACATGTCTGTGGTAGGTAGTTTTCCCAATTACGGATCAAATCCTCAGAATTATCCCAACCCTAACTCACCCTACCCTATTTAAGAGCAAGGAGCAACAATGGCTACAAACATTATGAGTTTATTTAACACTGAAGACTCCTACGCTCCTCAGCAACAGGCCTTTCAGCAGCGCCTAATGGAGGCCACTGACCCTAGGTCTTTCATTGCTGCCGTTGGCGGTAACATGGGTGCTCAACTTGGTCAAGCAGTTCCCGGCCTCTTAGGTATGCCTAATAAGCAACAGAAGGTCCGTAGGATCATGCAGGCCGTAGGTAGTATTTCAGACCCCCTAGGACAAGCTAAGGAGGCCTACAAGCTCTTTCAGCAAGAGGGTATGGCCCAAGAAGCCCAAACGGTTCTACAGCGCATCCAAGAGCTACAGAAGGAATCAGATACTTTAAAACAAACAGCTGATCTAGCTAATGTTGATTTCAGTAATTCAGCTGCTGTGCAGCAAGCGGCTCAAGCTGCACTCCGAAGCGGAGACAGAGCAGGAGGGGTTTCTCTCTTAAAAGAAGCTAACGATGAGTGGGATTGGTACTGGAGGAAA